GCGCGCTTCCTGCTCGACGCTCGCTGCTTTCCATAGTTCTCGTTGCAGGATGATCGATGCATCAGGCTCACGCATGGAAGCTTCGGCCCACAGTTGATCGCGCTCACGCTTGAGCGCCTCGATGTCAATGATCGTCGTCTTGACCGGCCAGAACCTGCGATCAGCCTCCTTCAAATACCGATCATTGTTCGTCGTGGCGAAGAAGATCGGCGTGCGCGGTAGATCGACGCGGAAGTGCCCATAGGCTTTGCGGGCGCGATCAACCGTTCGCGACACGAAGGAGCGCATATGCTCGACGTCGGTCCGGCGGATATTAGAGAGCTCGGCGATCTCATACAGCCAGACGCCGGCCAGTAGCTCCTGCACCTCGCGGTCGCGAACGCCGAGGATGGTTTGATCGGAGAAATTCTCGGATCCCGCCATTATCTCGATTGCCATTGACTTGCGGCTTCCCATTGGGCCTTCGAGTACGACAATCGGGTCGAACTTCGTCCCGGGTTTTCGCGCGCGACGCACAGCGGCGATCAGCGCCAGGCGGCCGAACTCGCGATTGAGCTCGGTGTCCTCGGCGCCAAGATAAGTGATCAGCCAGCGCTCGAGCCGCGGCGCGCCGTCCCACCTCAATGCGTCGAGGTAATCGGTGATTGGATTGAATTTGTTCCTGACGCACAATTGCTCGACGGCGTCGATGGTGTGGTTTTTGCCGGGGTCGAAGCTGAACGCTGCATGGATTTTTCGTCGCAGGTCGGCAACGACAAGGTCGAGGTTGGCGAGTTTAAGGACAACCGGGCCTTCGACGATGTGCTTGTCGTGGAACTCATCAAAGCGACATTTGACATCGAGTGCCAGAAGGGCCCGCCGCGCGTTCGCACAAGTTGATTTCGGGACGCCGTTTTTGTCGGTCGTCTCCCAAACCAGCGGCTCATTCGGTTCGGCGGCACCGCGGTCGACGTGGATCTTGCGCTTGCTCTGCCATTTCTTGAATGAGCGCTCGACTTCGCCGTGCAGTCGCCCGGCGTAGCGGCGAGCAATACCGTTTGGCCACTTCGACAGCGCCTCAACGATAGTCTCAATCGAGGCGCCCTTGGCACACAGGTGGCCGATAACGGCATGAAACACGGCGCTCGCGTCGGCGCCGGCGGGCGCGCCGGAGCGGATGATCTCATCATAGTCGATCGAGGCGCCGGCCTTGTTAAAGTCGAAGCCGTTGCTACCAGATTGCTCTATGTCGTCTTGTCCCTTGCCGTCGTATGCGCTCGCGATCTTGTCGAGCAGATCGAGCTCTGAAAGCTCCTCACACTTGCCGAGCTGCGCGCCGGTGATGGTGATATAGCGCTCGCAATTGCGGTAAACCTCGATGCCGGCTTCCTCGCGTGCGCCCTCGATTTTCCACCTACGGTGAAGTTTGTCGCCGCTGCCAAGGCCGATGATCCTCAGCCCCTCGCCCGACGGTGTCTTCTCGACATAGGCGCCGTTGGCTTGCTCGATTCAGGCCCTGGCCCAGGGATCGATTTCGTCGCCGGCGAGGCAGTGATCAAGATCGATGGCAACGAACGGCGTGTCGAGCAGGGCGAAGCCGATGCCGTCGGCTTCGCTCGCCGCGGCAACGGCCGCCGCATAGCTGGCCCACGTCGCCGGATCATTGTTCTTCGCCTTGCGCTGCGGATCCGTTGCCATGAACGGCGGCTTAGTCCACTTGCCTTTTCTTTGCTCCCAACGCCAGACGACCCAGTGCTCGACCTCACACAGCGGCGCGAGCGCGCCGGGGAATTTTTCGAAATTGGTTTTGATCTTGTTGGGCTTCATCATCGGCGTCGTTCGATCCGGCAGTAAATTGCATGCAACCATTTCGCCTGCTTCTCTGATGGCTCGCGCCGGGCGCACCAGCGCACCATGTCGCCGACGAACTCTCGTTCCTTCGCGTTCAAGTGGCCATTGTCTTTGTACTCGATCTCTTTAGCCATCTCGTAGAACGAAGGCGGGTCGACACTGCTGAAGTCCACATCGGCCGCTGCGGCATCCCTGCCGTCGCGATAGGCTTGGTCATAGATCCGTTGCATCTCCGCTTCTGACAGCTTGAGCTCTTCGACGCGCGCGGCGAGCTCGTGAATATCGGCGCCGGCGCCTTCGAGGGTGCGCAGAATTGCGCGCGCGGCGCCGAGCGCCTCAGCGTCGTGTGGTGACGACAAGAGCTTAAGGAGCTTACTGAGCTTCTCGGCTACCGGCTCGATGCTCATCGCCAGCACCTCGCCCTGTGACCGCAGTAGCGGCAACGGTAGTGATCAGGGTTGTCGGTGAACCGCGGCAGCAATTCGCCGGCGCGCGTAGCCTGGATGACGATCTCAGCGCGCTCAATCCAGGTCCGTGCAAACTCGGCGTCGTAGGGTACGAGGATGTGCAAGCGCTCGCACGTGTCGGCGTTGGTGATGGTGAAAATCTCCGGATTAGCGTCGATGCCAAGGAAATGTTGGTACAGAGCGACTTGAACCGCATATTGCGGATACGCCTGGCGCAGTCCGTCGCGTTCGATCGTACGGAAACCCTTGCTGTTAAGCCCTTTATGCTCCCACAGCGCGGGATAGCTGACGTCGGCGATCTGGGGTCCGGCAACGAAAATGCCGTCAGCGTGGCCTTTCAGCATTCCGTCGCGTGATGACTTCGGCGATATTGTTTTTCGCCTTGTACTCGCCCCGTGCCGGTTCGACGCCGAGCTTGCACATGAAGCGCAAGCCGTCGAATTCGGCGAACTCGGCGTTGCGCGCCGCCTTCGCCGCTTCGCTGACGTCTTGCGGTTTGATGCCTCTGGCGCTCTCGAGGATCGCGCGCAGGCGGCGCTTGGTGATGTCGGCGGCTTCCTGGTGTCCGTGAGTCGTTCCGGACAGAACCATGTTTTCCCAGAACTTGCGCTTGGCATATTCGCCCTGGACGACAACGAATTCCGCGTCGACCATTTCCGCTTGACCATTCTTCGAACGTTTCAGAAGTCCACCCTCGCCGACATTGCCGGGGCGGATATTCATCTGGACGACGACGATCGTGCCGTCGGGAATGACGTCGAAACTTTTTTGAGCTCCAGCTTGATTGAAATCCATGACCCTATCCTTTCGCTTTTGCGGTTGAGGTCGACTTTGAGGTTGGGGACGGCTGTTGAAGCGAAGCCGCCGTCCGGGGCTTCGTGAGCTTGTTGAGAAGTTTGCCGAGATCGGGCGGCTCGAATTGTTCGAGCCGGCCGCTGCGATCCTTGGCTGGATAATTCCAGCGGTTCGGCGATGTGCAGATGAAGGAGCGCACCAAGGCGCCGTCGCCGTAATCGACCCAGCCATAAGTGACGACCTCGTCGATGACGGCCGGCAGTTCGCGCCCGGTGCGAGTGCCCTCGAATTGCAGGCGATGTTCGCTGTGATTGAAATCGTCGACGACGGTTTCGAGGACGCCAATAAACACGACGTTGACGTCGCGGGCTTGCTGGATATGCATCAGCCAGGCGAGAGCCTCGCGGGCGTGCAAGCCGTAGGCGCCGCGCAAATCCTTCTTGCCGCTGCGCTCAGAGAACGCTTCCGGCTGCTGGCTCGACCACTGGAAACACAGCCGGCCGACGGCGGTAATGCTGTCGATGAAATAGGCGCGATACTTGCTAAGCCGGGCCGGATCGCCGAACTGGCCCTTGACCGCGGTATAGTGCGCTTCGCTGTAGACATTGTCCGGCGGAACGGCCGGGTTGGGGCCAGCCAAGGCAACGGCGAGGTCGCGACACTCCGGCCAGGTCCGCGGCCGGAAGGTATCGACCGCGATATCGGTGATCGCTAAGTCGCCGGCCTCGACGTCGATAAATAACGTGCTCGCTAGATCGAGCCCACGAAGCAGCGTCGTCTTGCCGACACCAGTCGGCCCGACAATAAGCGCTTTGGCTCCGCGCGGGCTCGCTGTGCGATCGGCGGCCGGGATAATCTTCGCTGCTTGATTTGGATCGAAGGGCTGAATATTTAGGGACATCCAAATCATCCTTTTAGTTTTGGATCCGAGTGCCCAGGGACATCGCTCCGCAGCGATCGTGTCCCTGGGGCTCGGTGGTGCCGCCTGTCGATCGCCCGGCGCCGGCGGCTTTTCGCCGGGCAATCCAGAAATTGATTACGGCGAGGCGGATTCCTCCGATCTCGCCGTTTCCTTTTCACGCTTCGCGCTCGGCGCCCCGCCGCACATGCGCAATAGGCTCTGTACGACAACGATCCTGCGGCCGTGGATGATTTTTCCTTCGAGCTCACCGCTCCGCAGTCGCTCGTAAATTCTAGATTTTCCGATG